CGCTGCTAATTGGTCTGGCGTAAAGCCAGCAACCATTGGTCCTGTGTACGGAATAAAAGGTTGGTCTGCTAAACCTAAAGCTCTTTGATAAATATCTTCTTGCCTAGCTTGTGTAGCTGGATCAACACCAACAGTTTCAGTTACAGTTGGCCCTTGACCTTGAAAACCTTGAGCAGCACCTAATAACGCTGTTCCTGCTTCTATAAATGGTAATGCTTGTGACATCTATAAATCCTTTTTAATTAAATATTCTTTTTCAAAACCAAGATGTTTTAGTTTTCTAATCCATCCTTTTCTACCGCCACCGTATAAGCGTTTTATACCGCCTCGGCGAGCAAAATCTTCTATATATGGTAACATTTCTTGCAATTCTTCGAAATCTCCACCACAAAATAATATGTTTAATCCTTTCATTTGGGGGAATAGAACAAACTGCGTAACTATAGCTGATCTTTCACCAGGCCATAAATGGAATAAACCTTCACGAATTTTATCTTCTATGTCGTCTATTGTATAGGAATCTTGATATTTGACCGCTTTTTCTATGTAAGGTTTACAACGTTGCCATTGTTCCTGCCATTCAGGAAGTTTAGTCACCTTTTGCATATTCAACGATACTTGCAGTTACGTTTATATTTGCATGTGATACTTGTATTTTAAGTATTTCACCTGCTGTTAAAATTAAACTTCTTGTTAGCATCTCATCCGTTGAATGAGCTGTGATATTGTGTTGTTTCCAAACGTAATGATTAGTTGCACCAGATGTGATAACAATATCTACGTTAGTTTGTTGATTGCCGTCATCACTTACCAATAAAGACTCAATAACAGCAAAATTAAAATCATCGCCAGATGGTGCTGTGTATATAGTTTCTAAACTTGTTGTACCAGAAACATCTAATTTAGCGTTTACTGCTCTTTGTATATATTGTCTTTGTGAAGATAAATCCATTACCTTCTGCCTCTAGGTCTAGCGTTGACTCTTACTTGACCAAGTTTAAAGTCTTGGTTTGTGTCGCCTTCTACCTTCATTGAAATAGTTCTAGCGTTGAATCTAGCATCGGTGTAACCATCGTTCTCAAAAGTAAACGAACCAAAATCGCTTTCTGATCCGTTTGGCGTAAACCTACCTGTAAAAGAAATGGTTACTCCAGGCAATGTAGATGCTTCTGAGTCAGGAATTATTTGATTGACTTGCATCACTCTATCGCCGTTGCCTATTTCAATAGGTGCAGTTTTACAGAAAGGCACAGTAGCGCCTAAACCGTCAGAGTTAGATAAAGTAGTAGATTCGTGTTGGAATAAATAACCGTCTCCTGATCCTGCGATTGGATAATCTAAAACACCTTGGTCAAACCAAGCAGATCTTCTTATGCCTGTGCCTTTAGACCAAACGTTATCAACGTAGTTCCATATAACGTAATTTTGTGGTGCATACTCACTATCGTTTTCATCTGGAAAGAACCACCAAATCTCATTGTAATTAGAGTTATGGCCACCAACGCAAACTCTTCTGTTGTTGTATTTAAGATTGTCGTAAATATAATCGTGCAACGGACAAGGTATTTCTCTTAGTTGTCCGTCATAAACAAATATAGAGTTTTCTCCTAACCAGGCTAAAAACTCACCAGAAGAAACCACAGCTCTCATGCTGACTGTTTTACAATTTTCTCCTGCTTGAATAATTCCATAAACAAAAGGATTACCAGAATAATACATTCTGCTGATACCTGTTTCAGTAAATACAATAATGTCTGATTTATATTTAACAGCGCCTTCTATCTCTCCTTGCGATGGAACAATTAAATCACCTGCTGTATTGGTAGCTTTTGCCGTCCAATTATTGTTATCTTCTCTGTTACTCCAAGCAATCTTTCTTGGATCGCCGCCTGATCCAAACGTGACTAAGTGTCTTTCGTTGGTAACTATGATTGACTTATTATTGATAGGAGCATTGCTTAATACGGCAGACGTAGTATCTGGCGAACCACCAGAAGAGTCTGGCCTCCAACGGTAAACTTTACCGTCACCAGCAAAACAAAAAATTAAATCTTCTCCCCAATTATCAAAAGAAAAATGTTTGGTATCAAAAAATAAACCAGATTGACTTCTTGCGTCTCCGTAATCTTCTACGCCATAGTGATACGCACCAAAACCTAATGGATCTTGTGAGGCGTCAGTTGTAAAGCTGCCTGGAGTTATGTCTGTAGTTGTGCCTTTGTAAATAACGTAAACTTTTTCTCTTGTGCCGACAGCAATAACAGAATCGCCTGCGTTATCGTTGTAAGTAAATAAACCAATGATAGCGCCTGTGAGCGCGGTTGAGTTTAGTTTTTCCCAACCTTTTATAGGTGTTAAATAACCGTTTTGAAATCTAATTAAATTTGAATCAACCCAACGGTTTTTGTTTGCGTACTCCGTACCGTTAGTTACAACCCCAGCAGGAGGCGTTATAGGTACGAGAGGCATATTATTCTCCTATAGTTTTAGTAACTGATGTTGGTGTAACTTTCTCTGCTATCTGCGAATCAAGACTAGCTTTCATTTCAGTAACCTTATCAGCACCTAAAGCAGTTTCAACCCAACCTTGCACATCACTTGCTGTTAAGTCTGCAAAGGCTGTGAAACTTGATAAGTCTGAAGTATCTAATCCTTGACTGCCATAAACACTTGCAGTTTGCGGATTGCCTTCTGCATCGTTATTAGCATCATCAGAAGCCTTCAATCGCCAATGCACATTATAGACTACATCGCTTTGACTGTTATGTGTTGGGTAAGTATCTACAGTTGATACATCCCATTCGTAACTAATTGCCATTTTCCAAAACCTCTATTTTTTGTTGTAGTGATTCAATCTGTTCTTGTTGTTCTTGTATAGCGTTTATAAGAACAGGTGTTAATTTTAGATAGTCTAAATCATAATCAGATTCTTTTTCATCATCATTAGGATTATGTTGCAAAAGACTTGTAGAATTTTTTTCTACTCCAACTTCTGCTAATGATTGCTCTAAGTCTTGTGCAATAAGACCATATAATTTAGGAGCATCATCATCTTGTATTTTATAATTGTATTGAGAAGGTTTTAATTTTTTAATTAAATCTAAACCTATTTCTAAATCTTCTATATCTCTTTTGAAGTTTCTATCAGATGGTAAAGAACTTGACCCTGTTGAAATTGTGCCTACAGATGAACCATCATTTCTAAATCTCATAATGACGCCATCAGTACCCCTTCTGTTTAAAGCCATAACTTCATCGCTTTCTACTGTAAAAAGGGATGCTTGGTCGTCTCTTAAAGCAACTCCTTCACCTGTTGAACCATCAATATTGGTTGTAGTAGTTCCAAGTAAAAAATTTCCTCCATTATCAAGCCTTGCCCTTTCTGCTGCATTAACAAAAAATCTCATGTAAGGCGTTGAACCATGATTATAAATAATTAAACCATTATCATTATCATCACTATCACCAAATCTAATACTTCCAGAGTTTGATGTTCCTGACAGAATTGTCATTCCTGTATCGCCAGAGTTTTCTAAAACTAATTCATCTGCTCCACTATCTGCACTTGCTCCGCTATCAGCAGTTTTGACATGCAAAGCTCCTAAATCTGGAGTGTCACCTATCCCAACTTTTTGATTCTCGTCTATGACAATGGCTGGTGTCGTTCCTACGCTTGCCCCCAAGCCTATAACTAAATCATCGGCTGAATCATCTAATCCAATATAGTAATCCTGTGCATTTCCATCAAAAACAATCTTAGTATCTACAGCAGCACCATCACCAATAGTTACAGAATCGTCAGTTATAGTAAGAATAGAATTTGTACCAACTGTTGAGCCTTCCCCTATGACTAATTTATCTGCTGAATCATCTAATCCTAAGTAAAAGTCTTTTGCATTACCATCAAAAACTAAAGCAGTATCTTCCTCGCCTCCGTCTCCAATAGTTAAAGTAGGGGTTGTGCCTTGAATAATAATATCGCCACCAAAAGTAACAGCTCCCATAGAAACTGCTGTTCCAGATGTACTAAATATTGCGTCAACCGTATCTAGGTTGGTGTTTATCTTGCCTCCCCAGGTATCAGTTGAAGCACCGACCTCTGGTTTAGTAAGACTTAAATTGGTTGTTATTGTATCTGCCATAATTACCTATTTGATATTTGTTCAGTCCAAGTTGTACTTGGGTTTGACTGTTCAGACCATGTTCCTGTTGACGTTAATTCAGTCCAAACACCAACGGTCTCTGTTTCGTCCTCCCATTTTAAACGACCACTAACAGAAAAGGAAGATAAACTAGATAAAGCAGATTCAGCATTAAATCTAGTATTTAAGTCAGATCCTACGCTTACGCTTGCAGAAATGGCTGAAGCGCCTGTTGTTATCTGTGTTCCTGCTGGTGATACAGACGCAGCTACGCTGATATTAGCTTCACCTACGTCTATCTGTGTTCCTGTTGGCGACAATGAAGCGCTTACTGATATTGCGCTTTCTCCGAGATCTATTTGCGTCCCTGCGGCAGCAATAGAAGCCGTTCCTGATATGGAACTTGCTCCTGTAATAATTAATACACCTGCTTGGGACGTTGAAGAACTTGCGCTAATGCTTGCTGCGCCTAAGTCTATTTGTGTGCCAGATGAAGATAACGAAGCTGCTGCCGAAATATTTGCTGCACCAACGTCTATTTGTGCGCCAACAGCGCTTATAGAAGCTAATGCAGATATAGATGCTTCGCCTTGTTCATACTGTAAATCACCGTAATTTGATTTACCGTAACCACCATACCCATAACCTTGTTGGGCCATAGTATTAGTCTAGTGAGATAGTTACTGAACTTGCGTTGAATCTAAATACGTCTCCGTTTGATACTGTTTTTGATGTAGTTAAGTTTCCGTATGCTAATAGGTTGCCAGAACTAGCAGCGTCAAATAAACCCATAGCAACTACTGTGCCGTAATCTGCTGTTGCAGTAGGATATTCAACTGATCCACTATTAGATATAGAACCACTTGCAGCAGTTCCAAAAGCCATAGATTGTCTTGCGTAAGATCCGCCAGAAACTTCTGTTCCACCACCTGTATCAGATGGCGCTACAGTAAATAAAGCAGCGTAAATAGTTCCAGGTGCCGAGTAAGCTGAACCACCAAAAACGTGGTCCAAAACTTCTAATTCTAAATAGTTTGAAAATGACATAATAAAATCCTAATTATTTGAAAAGTAGTATAAGTTTTTTTTCGGTTTTCCGTAAGTCCTTCTTCTTTGAATTAATGAATTTTTTCCGAACTGTGCTTTTTCCTGAGCTAAGCGCATTTCTTCTAATGCTTTTTCAAATTGTGAAGTAAACAGAGCAACCCTTTCATCTTCCATCAAAAAGATAGAAGCATGTTTTAAAGCGCCATATAAATAAACGTCAGGATGATTATTAGATATAAAATTACTTGTATTGGAATCACTAAGAGCCGTAATTTTTTCATAATAAGTTAATTGTAAAGTGTATGCTGCGTCAGGAGTTGGCGCTAATTCAAGAGCATCATCCATAACCGCATAGTAAATAGGTTGTCCTGAAACATTGTTATTAGCTGTTCTGTAAACATCTAGTGACTCTAATGATTGTTGAAACAAAGGTCTAAAATCATTTGAAGTAATCTCAACGTTAATAATTTCTAACCAATCAGTTGGTAAGGTTAAATACTGACTTTCTGCTGTTGCGTTAGCTCTTTTAATCATTTCTTTAACGCGCAGCTTTCTATTTAACTCAGCTTCGGTTTGGTCAATAAAAATATCTATCTCAGACGTTAAATCTGATCTATTTAAAAAACTTGCTATGTTTGTTTTTAATTCTGAGTACGTCATATTTTACCTTTCCAAACCCTAAACATTTTATTGTCTGGATCGTTTAACCATTTTTTAAGATGTTTCTTATCTTTAACAGATCCTTCTCGTAACATCTGTTGATATATTACCATAGGTATCTCGGCTACATGCCTAAATTCTTTGCCAGGTTGCAATTCACTATAGTTTTTAACTGCCTCTATAACAGGTTTAACGTCTTGTGTGGTGTGGTATATGTGTTTGTTGTCCTCAGTAACAAATTCGTTTTTGAGGCCTGTGGTGTGATCTATGATTGTGCGTAT